GCGCCCTAAAGGCAGAAATGCAAATGCGTTACAAAGAAGTACCTACTTGTGGGAAGGTCAGACCCATGGGCATACCCAGCTGCCATTATGACTTACTCGCACCTCTACATAAAGCGATCTATGGACATCTCTCGTCCAAAGATTGGCTTTTGGTTGGCCCGCCAACCGAGAAAAGAATAGGGAAAACTTGCACTAATCGGTTTCAAACCTCAATCGATTTAACTAACGCAACGGATGGGCTTAGACTTGATGCCACAGAAGCAATTCTGGGGTCTCTCTTGTCGAAGGCTTCGTCTATCCCAGGTATCGTGCGGAAGCTCGCTTGTGATTCGTTACGAGCCGAGTTCGTGGAAAGGAAGGGGAGAGTTGTTGGTGAGGTCACCCATGGACAAATGATGGGCACTTATCTTTCGTTTCCTTTGCTTTGCCTAAGTTCCTATTGCGCTGCTAGATGGGCAGCTAGGGACGACAAAAGCGCTCGCATTCTTGTGAATGGAGACGACGTTCTCATCTCTTCCAGGTTTAAACTGGTTAAGAACAATTACGACGAAGGTTTTTCTGTGAACATGCAGAAAACCGGAGTCTTTGAGAGGGTCGCCGAAATAAACTCGACATGCTTTGCGCGAGAAGGAAATCGCTGGAAAGAGGTGCGCCATTTGAGGCGGGGTGGAGGGGTTGTCGACGAGGTGGAAGGAGTGCAGCACCTGGCGACCGCGTGTAAGAAAGCAGGTGGGAAGTGGATCTCCGCGTTTATACATAGCAGGATCGGAAAGCGGTTTAAAGTAAGGCCCTCGGAGCTAGGCCTACCGCTGTCAAATCGAGAATGCTGGCAGAGAGAGACTTCCCTTCGCGACAATTATTGTTTATTATACGAGGACAAAGGGAATAAGACTGATGAGCGGTTGGAGGCCACGTATGAGAAGCCCCTCCCGGAAGAAAGGGAATGCTTGAGGGAATTCCTTTTCAACCACGGTCGGATGGTTAGAAAGCGTGAGGTGCAGAAGCGTCATTATCTGAACAGATGTAAAATCGTTCGATGCCGAAACTCCCACGTCCTTAAGACCACTACCGGAAGACCGTTTGGAGGGGGTCTGACTTACGTCACCCCGGCGGAAGAGGAGAAAATTAATGGACTGTTGGAAGAAAGGAGAGGACCACCTAGGAAGATTCTTGGCTTCCTGGTTCGCGAATGGAATCCGACGGAAAATTATAGAAAATACAAAAGAGATGGCGACGGTGTTGTGTCGTTAGGGGACCCCGACCAGTGGTGGTAGGGGGGAGTAGGTAAATTGCCGGTATAGCCGACTAACACCCTGGTGAAAGAATGGTTTCATTGGTTGGCGAAACCTTAGCCCTGTTGAAGTGAGTGGTGCTATTCGTACTGGT